GCTGAACGCCCGCGACTGCCAGCTGCTTGACTTCAAGGACGACGGCGGACAGCCTCGCCAGACGCACGGCGACCAGATGAAGAACCAGCCGAAAACTGGTGGAAACCCGATGGAGGACAACTTCTACGACAACTCCGGGTTCAATCCTTCGCCGGTCGATCCGAACGAGCTGGGGTTCTGAAATGATAGGGTTTTTGCGGGACGCATTGGAAAGCGGAAGAATATCAATAATGGGCATACCTTTTAAAGTTGTGCGTTATCCTCCAAACTCAAGGTAGATAACACTATGGGGCGGTGCGATTCATTAACCGCTGTTTTGAACATTGCCGACAATTTACCGGAAGGGACGGACGAGGCGGTCCTATTGCACGAAATAGGACATGCGCTTGCCGACACGCTGGGGATTGAATGGACAGAGCAAAATAACTCTTCGCTGATGGCGGGGTTATATTCTGTGATGGTGGAAAGCGCAAAATTGAACGCACTTCAAATTGAAAAAGTGGAAAAAATGCGATGAAAAAAGCATACCAGCCGGAAAACACGCCTCTGAAACAGGCGATTGCCATTTTAGAGGCGTCTGGCTGGCTTGTGCTGCGACAGAAGCAAATCCCGGTAAAAGGCCGGAAGTTCACTGGAAAGCGCGGCGTCCCGGATATCCTTGCGGTCAGGCAGGGCGTTTGCATTGGTGTGGAGGTGAAAACGGAAACCGGCAAGCTCTCGGATGACCAGATCGCTTTCCGTGCCGAATGGGAAGGCCAGAAGATGCTTTATATCGAGTACAGGAAACCGCTCGACCTTGTGCATCCAGTTGTGGGTGGGCTTAGATGACCGCCCGCTTCGTCTGCGAGGACAACAAGCGCAAGGTCGTGAAAGATGCACGCGGGCGCTGCGCTCTCTGCGGCGGAAACGCTGCAGACGATCCTCATCACTGGTACCGCACTGTCGGCTCCGGAGGCGGGGATTTCATCTTGAACTTGATCGCCTGCTGTCGGAAGTGTCACCAGCTGGCGCACGCCGGAATTATCGCGCTCACGAAGATTGCGGAGGTCGTAGGGATGCGGGAGGGGCTTCCTGCCGTCCGGGTGATCCAGAAACTTGAGGAACTGCACTCGGCTTGACGGCGAACAGAATGCGTGATAAAATGACAGATAAAAACGGAGGACGGGATGAAAATCTACATTTCAGGGCCTATTACCGGGAAGCCAGACGAAAACCGCCCCGCTTTTCACTCCGCAGCTCTCATCCTTGGGGAGAAAGGCCACGCCCCTGTAATTCCGCACGACCTGCACCCGAACGCGCACGAAACGTGGGAGCAGTATCTGCGGAAGGACATCGCGGAGATGCTGGCCTGTGATGCGGTGCTGATGCTGGACGGATGGGCCTCCTCTCGGGGCGCTTATTTCGAACGCGACGTGGCCCGCAAGGTGAAAATTCCGATCTACCATTTGACCAAGCGCGGGGAAATGGTCAACGAGTCAACCGGATGTGCTACGCGATGGAACTGAACCCGGCCTACGTCGATATGGCGGTGCGCCGCTGGCAAATATTCACAGGAAAGGAGGCGCACCTTGAAGAAACAGACCAGACCTTCAAAGAGCGCGAAGAAGCGACCGAACTATAAGGACGGCACCCATTCCAAGAAGCCGCTGAAGGTGAAAGGGAATCCGGGCAGGCCGACAAAATACTCGCAGGAGATCGCGGACAAGATCTGCCAGCACATCCGGGCGGGCGCATACGTGGAGACGGCAGCGGCGGCGTGCGGCATAAATAAGACCACACTCTACGAGTGGCTTAAAAATTCCGCGCGAGGTAAGACACAGAACGGTTTTTCCAACGCAATAGAAAAGGCGCAGGCCGACGCGGAGCTTTTTGACTCGGGTGTGATTACCAAAGCGGCCATCAACGGCCAGTGGCAGGCAGCGGCGTGGAGGCTGGAGCGGAAGCACCCTGACCGATACGGGCGGCGCACCGTTATTTCCGGCGACAAGAACGCCCCGGTGATGATTGGCGTGGTACCCGAAAAGATGGCCGAGATCAAAGACCTGATTGCATCCGAGGCGGATGGTGAGTGAGGAGTACAACAAGGAGGAGATCCGGGCGATATACCGCTACCCGCACATCCTCGGGAAGATCGCCGGGAAGACGAAATTAACTCGGCTTCACTCGGAGTGGATCCGCTACTGCTGGCACCCTTCGGACAACCGCTCCTTGCAGGCCCACCGGGGAAGCTACAAGACCACCGCCATTGTCGCCGTCGGGACGCTCTGGTGGCTGCTGTTCAACCCGAACGACCGTATTTCCATCATCCGCAAGACCTATTCGGACAGTGCGGAAGTGGTGCAGATGATCAGCCTGATGACGGAATTACCGGAGGTCAAGCGCCTTTTTTACGATGTGCAGGGCATCGTTCCGAAAAAGATCATCGACCGGGACGGGGAGATCCTTTGGAATTTCAAAGGCCACATCACCCCGGAGCCTTCGATTCAGGCCCACGGTCTGGATTACGGGATGACCGGGAAGCACTACGACAGGATCGTCTGCGACGACTTTGTGGGCCAGAAGGATCGATATTCCCGAGCGGAGCGCGAGAAAACCGGGCAGGTTCTCGAGGAGTTGTTGACCAACATCATTGATCCCGGAAAGCCGGTCATTACCATCGGGACGCCGTGGCATAAGATGGACGCTTGGTCAAAGGTTCCGCCCGGCAGGAAGTTCAGTGTGAGCCAGACCGGGATACTGACCGAAGAGGAGATCGTAAGAAAAAGGAAGACCACCACCCCGTCGCTTTATGCTGCCAACTACCTGCTGGAGCACGTAGACGACGGAGACTCCCTTTTTCCCGAGCCGATCTTCGCACCGTGGGATTCCGCCAGCGTAACCGATGTGGTGGCCCACGTGGATGCCGCTTATGATGGAGATCACTACTGCGCCCACACCATTATCGGCAAGCGGAAGGACGGAAAATACTGCGGGATCGGGTTCACTTTCGCGGGGAACATCAAGGATTGGATCGAAAAAATACACGAACGAAACAGAATTTTTGGCGTCCGCTGCACCTATACAGAAAAAAACGCCGACAAGGGTTATTCGGGCGACGAGATTCGGAAGGCTGGTGAGTTGGTCTACGTTTACTCCGAGAATATGAACAAGCACGCGAAAATTTCAACGCATTTGTACAAGTATTGGCAACAGATCGAGTGGGACGACCGGACTGATGGTGAGTATATGGGCCAGTGCAATGATTACCGAGAGGGGCAGGAGCCGGACGACGCCCCGGATAGCGCCGCTTCGTTATTCCGGGAATGGCAAGGTAAAAAAGCGAGTGTCGGGACACTCTTCGGGAGGAACTGAAGATGGCAAAAAAAGTTAAAGCAGTTGTACGGGTCGCACCCACCGAAAATATGGTGGTGGCGAGGCTCAAGGACGGGCAGAACCAGCGTGAGACGCTGGAAAAGCGCGTGCGGATGTACGAGAACGATTGGGACGACATTCTCACGGCGCTCGTCCTTTCGCAATTCGCCCCGCAGACCGGCGCAGATGTTGTGAAGATGCTGGACACCAGCCTGAATGTATTCAGGCGCATCGTCCGCGAAATCTGCACTGTCTACAAAGAGTCCGCGACGCGAACTGTCCGGATTGGTGGTGTGGATCAGGATGTCCCGCGCTATCAGCAGATTGTGGCAACCTCCCGGCTTGACGTGGTGATGGCCGAGGCTCACCGTCTTTCCAAAGCGGCTACCTGCTCCTTCATCCTCGTTCGGGCCGTGCCTGATACCGACCGCATCCGGTATGCAATCCTCACGCCAGACCGGGTATGGTTCCGGCATCACGCAGACGATCCGATGAAGCTGGAGGCGTTCGCTTACCGGACAAGCTACGAAAAAATGGAAGCTGGGCGACTGGTCGACAAGGAAGTGTGGGTTTACTACACCGACAATCTGCGCCTCTTTCTCGACGCTTCCGGGCGCGAGTTGAAGGAGAACCCGTTCACCGGGGAGTCGATGAATTCCTATGAGGTACCGGAGACTGTCGACGACGACGGGAACCCGCTGACCACGGTGATGATCAATCCTCGGGAGAACAAATACAACTGCATTCCTGTCGTTCCATTTCCTGCCGTGTTTCCTGTCGGTGAGTTGATTCGGGAGAACTGGAACCGCGACGCCTACCGGGCCAACCTGACCATCGGCCTTTACCTCACCTACGAGGGTTATCTGGTCAAGACGCAGAGTTTCAAACAGATCGTTCTTTCCGGCCAGAATGTCGGGGAAGATGTGAAAGGGAATGTGCTCGACCCATTGAACCCGCTGACGCTCGGGCCAGAAGCCAAAGCGTACACGATGGATCTGAACACCAATCTCACGGCCATCGACTCGGTGATTCAGGGAAAGGTCGCGGCGATTGCGAATCAGTATGGCGTGAGTATGGAACAATTTCGATTGACTGGAACCCCGGCTTCCGGGTTCTCGCTGGTGGTGTCGAATACGGCTCTGTCGGAGATCCGCAAGGCCGACATTCCTCTCTGCCAGATGGTGGAGCAGGAGATTTATCGTGTGACCGCCCGCGTCAATAATATCGAGCTTCCGACCTCGCTGATTCCGGAGCCGTCGCCAGACCAGAAGCCTACCGCGCAGGTGGGTATGTTCTGTGATCCCGGAGACGTGAGCTTCCCGAAGTCGTGGGATGAGCAGCAGAAGCAGTGGCAGTTCGAATTCGACAATGCCATCTCTAACGCCATCGACTATGTTATTTGGAAGAATGACGAGGCCACCCGCGAGAGCGCAAAAAAACAACTTCTGATTGTTGCAGCGGAGAACGCCGAGCTGCAGCCTGCCGTTGATCTCGCGACCGCGCTGGCGAATAGTCTGACCGGGAAAAAGTAAGGAGGCTCACATGACATTTGGAACAACAATGCTGGGAGAAGCGTCGGAAGAAACGTTGAAAACAGCTCATATCATAAAACAAGACTCAGTCCTGATTGCGGAAGATCAGCCGGAACCTGATGGAGATTATAGAAAACCAACGTTTGCTGATTGTTATTCTGATGTGCTTAAATGGGCGGAATACGAACTAAGCAAGGCTTACAAGCTGGGAGCGGCCAGACAGGCGAACCACGGATCGATGGGGATTCACGCGTTTGCTAATGAACACGCCAAGCAGAAAATTCAGGAATGGAAAGATGCGGAGGTGCGACGTGGTGAATCGTGACGACATCGTGAAATACTCTAGGGAGACCGCGCAACTCCGACTTTTCGCGGAAGTGGTTATCCAGCGGATGCTCGGGCAAATCGACATCGTGAAGATGCTTAAAAAGCCGGGGCAGTTTGAAAACTGGATGGTCGCGGTCGGTTTGAAACTGTTCGTCCTTTTGGGTGACAAGGCCCTGAATATCGGCATTCGGTACGGGAAAGGAATTCGCTCGTGACCGGCCCGAACCCTTCCAGCAAGCCGGACTTTTCCCGGCTCAAGGACATAATGGCGCAGGCCGGGCGCGTCGTCGTCGCCGACATCGTGCAAGGCATTGTTGAACGTGTGCAACCGTCGGGGCAACCGCAAAAGCAAAACGCCCCGGTGACGATCAAGCGGAAGGGGCATGATCATCCGTTGATCGGGGGAAGTTCTGCAAGCCCATTGCTCGCGCGGGAACAGTCCTATAAAGTCGAGTCGGTGGACGATGAGACGGTTCAAATCACGATCAAAAACTATCGGGCGAAAGTCGGGGCGAGGGTTCAGAAAATGGGATATGAGTTTTTCGCTATCTCCCGCCGCGCGTCCGATAAGGCGATCTCTCTTGTCAATCGGTACGTCACCGGGCAAGTGCGGAAATGGTGGAAGGGGGTTATCAAGTGATAATTGATAATAAATTTGAAATCGGGCAGGAAGTTGTCCTTGTCCCGCTGGGAGTAACGGGCCACATTCTAAGCATAAATGTGTACACAGAAACATTTTATGAATATCAGGTAGGAGTATTCCTTGGGGATAACTATTCATCTTCGTACTTTCGGGATATTCAATTAAAAAGGATTGAAAAATGAAGCGGGCCGCGAAGCAAACGGAAAAACTGATTATTACGATGAAAGCGCAGGCGGCCAGCTTGGAAGCCCGATTGACCAACACCGTCACACAAATGGCCGCGTCAGGAATGGGCGAAGTGTCGATCATCGACGTACTCCAGCGCGACCTGAACGACGGAGGGCGGCTGTTCTCCGGCATCCGGTCGGCGTTCGGGGGAACCCTTTCTGCCGGGCTGGATGACGTTGCACAACAGGGCTTGAGGGAGTTCCTCGGGAAAGATGAGGCCGATCAGAAATGGGAATGGGTAACAACCAGCGGCGACCCGTGTAAGGACTGCGAACCACGGCACGGTGAAATCAAGGCGTGGGCCGAATGGGAAGACGAGGGGCTACCACGGTCAGGGTTTTCCGTCTGCGATATGAATTGTAAATGCGTGCTGGTCCCGGCGGAAGATGTTCCGGCTGATTTCGGCGGGCCGGTGATCGTGCCGACGTTGACTGAACTGAGGGCGGACTATCAGGAACGGATGGCGGCGGGCGGCGCTGAGTCCGAAGAAGTGAATGCCGCCGTGAAAGAAATGGGAGGACAGTGATGGCCGGAAAAAAGAGTGTGAGCCAGAGTGCGACAGTGAAAGACGCGGTTGTCGAAACCGTGGAAGAAGTGGTGGAAGCGGCGGAAGTGAATCCCCGCGACAAATCTACAGATGGCAAGCAGTGCGTGCTGTGCGCTTGCTACGTGGGCGACCGGCGCTGCGCCGCTTATGCGGTGATTCCGATGGACATCTTCAACGGCGAGGTGACGCACGACACCATCCAGACCAGCCAATTCGGCGAGGCTGTGTTCACGCCCGCGAAGTAATAAAATAATCATTGACAAAAAGCAAAATCGGAGGTACAATACCTATGAATTTCAGACAGAAATTCGGAGAAATGTCAAATCGCTTCGACCGATTCTTCGCTGCCGACGCCGGAAATGGCGTTGCAGGTGGCGGGAAACCCGGTGACACATCAACGCAGACCAGCACAACCGGCGAGACCAAGCCGGAAACCAAGACAACCGTCACACCAGAGGAATTTACCGCGCTCAAAGCCGCGCACGATCACGCCGTTAAGACTCATCTTGAGATGAAGGACAAATGGCAGAAGCGCGAGGAGGCGGACAGGGTGGCGAATGAAGCCGCACTTGCAAAGCAGGGCGAGTTTCAGAAGCTCTACGAGACGGCGAAGGCCGAACTCGACCCGATGAAGGCTCGGTTGGAACGGTACGAGGCTGTCGTGAAGAAATATTACGAAGCCGAAGTCAAGGGGCTGGACAAGGCGATGTCGGATGTGATTCCGGAAGGTGACGAAGTGACAAAGCTGGAGTGGTTGGCGAAGGCCAAAGCCTCCGGTCTGATCGGTTCGAAGCCCGCGACTGCCACTGGTGATAAAACCAAGGCTCCGGGCGGTACCAAAGCCCAGTCTGGCCTTAAAAGTTTCCTGTCCACAAAGAGATAGGAAAAGGGCCAAAAATATAGGGAAGGAGATACAAAATGGCAAACCCCACTATGCTGGAAATCGCAACAGCCATCGGTGGATTGCAGCCTGAACTGGTTGACGCCCTCGTCGGCGACAACGGATCGGCGCTTTTCCGCGTGCTGCCTATGAAAGCCATCATCGGCCTCACCGAGCAGTTCATCCAGAAGAGCGAGCGCCCCACCGTGGCGTTCCGCAATTTCGCCGGTAAGGTCACCGCGTCCAAGACCGGCAAAATCCCCGTGCAGGAAGGCGTGTTCATGCTTTCCGGTGCCTCCGAGCTCGACGCTCCGACCACCGACAAGACTGCCGACCCGGATCAGGAGCGTGCCGACGAGGCTTTGAGCTTCCTTGAATCCATCGGCTACAAGCTGTCGTATTCCAGCTTCTACGGAAGCAACAAGATCGACGGCGGTTATGACGGCCTGCTCAAGAGGCTCCCCACCACGGCGGAAACCTACGTCGCTGGCGGTGCTTCGAACGAAACCGTGTCCATCTATGGCCTCAAGCTGGGACGGGGCAAGTTTCAGGGCATCTACAATCCCGGCCCCGGTGGCGAGATCATCCAGACCTCGGACTTCGGCAAAATTGCCGTCAAGGATTCGAACGGTCAGTGGGTGTCCAGCTACGTCACCATGTTCGACGGCTGCTTCGGCCTCGCGCAGTATCACCCCAAAGCCATCGGTCGTATCGGCAAGCTGGATTCCAGCCACAAGCCGACCGCCGCGATGATTACCAGCCTCTTCCAGAAGATGAAGTGGAAGCCCGACGTCCTCATCACCAACATGGAAGGCGCAGGCTGGCTGAACGAGCTGAAACAGGCCGTAATGAAGATGTCGCCTGACGATCCCAACTTCGACATCAGCATGTCGGACTACAACGGCATTCCCATTCTCGTCGATTCCGCCATTGTGGACGACGAAAACACCGTCACGGTCTAAGGAGGACACAATGAGCGTATACGCACCCGGCACCGCAGTCGCCCGCGACGCCAATCTGGCGTTCTCGGTCGCGCAGGCGCTCCCGAACAACACCAACGCGGATTCCACAAATAAGATCGACCTCGGCGGGGCAAACTCCGCGTGGGGCGGTCGCCCGCTTTTCGTGGACGTGGATATGCCTGTCCACACCGTGGCCAGCACCAAGACCGTGACCGTCACGATTCTGGAAAGCGACACCACGGGCGGTACCTACAATCAGATTGCCGTGCGCACTTGGGTGGCGACCGACGCCATCGGCGGAAACTTCAAGATCGGGCTGATCAATCCGAAGCGCTGGTTGAAGATCAACTACGCGACCACAGATGATCTGTCCTCGAAAACCGTCACCGCCTACCTGACCAAGATTTCGTAGGCAAGGAAAAAGCGGATGCAGGAATTATTCTACGGAAGCGCGACCGACACGCTCCTTCTTGAAGTGACCGACAACGGCGTTCTGGTGGCTCCCACCAACGTCAATGTCAAGGTTTACAACGAGGCGGGGGTGGAGACGGCAAGCGGAACCGCGATAACTGTGTCCGCCGACAAACGAATCAGATACGCACCGGGGGCAGCTACAACCGCTGCCCTCGGTATTTATAACAGGGCCGAATGGAAGGTGACCGTCAACGGGATTGTCCGGGATATGGTCACCATTTTTTCGGTCGTGAAGACCAAGCTCGTGACCGACACGAACGACGAGGATCTGGTGGAGGAATGCCCGGCACTGGATGATTCCAACGCTGTGTTCTACGGCGAGGCCGTGGACGCGACCACCACCAGCGTGATTGATCCGCGACTTTCCGGTCGTCCGGATGATGAATGGCGCGGTGGAACCATCCACTTTCTTACCGGTACCTACGCGGGCTACGTGCGCGAGGTTTCCGCTTCAACCAACAAGGCCGGTCTGATATCGTGGGTAGACCCACTGGCGGCTGCTACGGTCCCGCCTGCCGATCCTGCTGTGGTACCCGCCGACGGCGACGAGTTTATGCTGCGTCGGTCGTTCAAAGATCAGATCAATCGGGCGTGGGTGGAAATCTGCGAGGCCGTCTACGCAGGCACCGGGTACCGCCCGGCGCTCATCCTGAACCCGGAGCTTCTCAAGACGCCCTGCGTCTACCGGGCGTTGGAAAAAATCTGTCGCGGCCTTTCGAACGACCCCAATGACGTCTGGTGGGCCAGAGCGACGGACTACTACGGAAAATACGAGCGGGCTTTCAAGAATATCCCGTTTCTTTATGACGACCTCCAGCAGAAGATCCCGACCACCGAGCGGAAAAGCGGCCCGAGGTTTGGAAGATGATCGGCGAAGTGTGGTCTGCTGTCGAAGCGAAAATGAAAGCTCTGGCCTTCATTCTCACCGCCGAGGATACTGAGACGCAGGCGGGCAGAAATTACTGGATCAACGTCCCGGAAACCAACACTGACCAGAGCAGAAAGGGCGGGATCGGATCGGGAACCATCGCGGCGAATCGAAAGATGACCGTGACCGTTTACTATCGGAAGAACCCGACCG